GTTCGATCTCGCGGCGTCCCCAAGCCATACAATATCACCTACACCGATATTCATAGACGCCTTCAAATCATATTTCGTCGTCATGATCTTCATACCCTCAGCAGAATACCGGGGTGTGTATTCATACCACCTGAGCAGATAAAGAATTTTCTCAGCCCCTGGAAGATGGCCATAAGCAAGTTTTGCATTTCCAGCCTCTGAACTGAGATCATAAAAGCTTTCGAGCTGAGCGATCACATCCGCACGCTCACTGGCATAGGACGGCGATTTCACCAGCATCACATTCACATTCGGGTCAAAGGGCGTGTCACACACGGCCATGAAACTACCCTTGTATGTATCTGTATTGGCCGAAGCCACACCGACAAAAAGCTTTTCAAGGGTTATTTCACCACGGGTTCTGTCTATGCGTGAAATATTCTGGAACAAGTTGTTCACAACGCCGTCAACGACCACCACGCCGCTGGGTAGCCCGCCCGCTGTTTCGGTCTGGTCTCGCTTGGCTCCCCTGTATATTTTGATATCTGTATCCTGAATAGCCATAAACCCCCTTTATAATGAACGGGCCTTTGCCCGCTTCAATTCTTCAATCATGCCCCGGGCTTCACTTTTCTTGAACAGCCCCGAATAAACGTTCCCGCCCCAAGACAGATCCACCTGAATCCGCTCCAATACCTGCCCGGCCCCACCAGCAGCAGGGACCATGCCCCCTGCGTTAAACCCCATGGGCCGAATGTCCGGGAGAGACGGCACACGGAATGAGGACTGCGCCCGAACCAACCCACCCGAATTGAACATGGCCCCGGACATCTGGGCCCGGACAGCCGCCACCGAAATACGCCGCCGCCTTAACGCCTCCATGTAATCGGCCCCATACATCCGGACCGTGGGGGCAGGCTGGACAAACTCCCTGGGTGTTAACATGGCCGGAACGCTATCCGTCGATCCGATCCCCGGCACATACCCACCTGAGTTAAGCCTCATGGTCCCCGTTCCGGAAGATGTTTTTTGGGCCTTCTTCTTTTTTTCTTCCATCTCCCGTTCAAGCGCCTGGATCTGATTGAACAGCTCATTGACACGATTCACATAAACCGTGTAGAGCCCATCACCCGACTTGGCCGATGATTCAGCCGCCTGCTGATACAAGGACATTTCCGTTTTCTTGTTGTCGATCTGTTGGGCAAGAGACTCATCCACCGCATAGGCATCTTCATTCTTTTCAGGTCGGTGTTTGCTGTCATCGATGTCACGGCCTTCAATAAGGCCCGTTCCTTCAGCATCTTTGGCATTTTTATCCGCTGCCGTTTTCTTTTCATCATCGGTTTGCGAAGCCTTAACTTTTTCAATGGACGCTTCAGCCTTTGTGGTATCCACCGTAAGTTCAACAGGCGTTTTAATCTGCGCCTGGAGATCGGCAATCTGCTGTTCAAGATCCTTGATCGTTTCGGTCAGGCCCTTTTCACCATCCGTGTTCTTCCCCAAAAATTGAGTCACACTCGTAGCACCTTCCGCCGCCGCCTGTCTGTACTGAGCAAGCAGGGCTTTCAGGTCTTTGATTTTTTCAGAGATCGGCTTCTCCTCACTGCCCTCACCTTTGAAATGAATGACGTGTTCGGATTCGGTATGTTTCCCGTCAAGCTCCGCATGTTCGGCAAGTCCTTTTTTAAGCTCGCTATCATCAAGCTTTGGCTTGATGGGTTCAGCAGCCAATTGCAGGTTGACGCTTTTAAACGCCTCAGCAATAGCCGTTACTGCTTTTTCAACTGTAACGATTTCATCTTTCAGCCGCTTCGTGGCTTCCTGTGTCTTTTTAAGTTCGTCTTGTTTGGCAGACTCCTGACCTTTCGTCACATCCTCAAGGACGCCCCACGCATCCTTGACACCTGCGATTGCTTCGCCTTCATCTTTTAACCCTTTGGATATGTCCTTTGATTGACTCGCAAGATTTGAGGCCCGCTCGTAATCGCCTTTTGCCAAAGCGTCCTTTGCGGCCAGAAGCTTTTCGTTCGCCTGTTTTTCCAAGTCCGCCTGCTGCTGGACATCCGTCATTCCCCGCCTGCGGATTTCACGAAGCTCATCTTCCTTAAGAACAAGCTGATCCGACGCCTTTTGATGAAGCGCCGCGATTTCTCCCTGAATCCGTTTTTCATCGCCAAGCTGGGTGTTCAGTTCTGCTTTGAGTCGGTCTGTTATTTCTTTGGCTGCCTGGACCTTGTATTCCTTGAGCCCTTGAGCTGCTTTTTTCTGGCCCTCCACAGCAGATTTATAATTCTCGCTGTTTGTACCCTCAATCCTTCCCACATCCGTCACATGCTGTTCAGCAGCGGCCAAGAGTTGCTGATACTTGGCAAGATTGTATCCAAGAATCTGATCTGCACCCGCTTTTTCAGTGAGAATCTGAGCGTCTACTTGTGTCTTAGTTTTTGCGATAGCGACATCTGCCTGGGTTGCAATGGACGCCATGAACGATTCGTGGTTAGTGACTCGGGATCTTGCGATTTCATCTTCGGTCTGTTTTGCACCTTGAGCCGCTGCCGAGACCTTCACCCATGCCGCCGCTGTTTGGTCATACTGTATGATGCCTTTCTTTTCCAATTCAAACAGCTCATCATAGGTTTTGACCTGAATGCCAAGGGAATCCGCTACTTTTTTCAACTCTTCAGCCGCCCTGGAGTCGAGTTTATTTTTATGATCCTGAGCCTGAGAAAGCTTTCCCGTAGCGTCCCACAACTCACCGCAGGCCTTGACAAGGTTGTAGATTTCATAAGATGCGTAAGCCGCAGAAGCCGCCATGGAAACCTTCATTGCAAGAGACGCTTTACCAGCAGCAGTCACAATTCCCTGCGGCCCAGTCAGTGAGGTTACAAGCGTACCGTTTGCGACCGCCGCCTCACGGGCGTTCAGAATCATCCCTTTAAGCCCGAAAACAATCTTGTCCAGCCCCAGTTTCCACAATACGAACACACCGCCAGCCGATGAAAACGCAATAACCAGCCCTTTAGTGAAAACATCGGCCTCATTCATGCCTTTTGCAATCCCACCCAATGCCTTGACAAACGGCATCCCGAGGAGGCTGAGCAGGCCGCCTGCCTCAATATTCAGCTTGTTCAGTTCGTTTTTAAACAGCTTGATCTGGTTTTCTGGAGTGTCCTTCATCAAATCAAAGGCTTTTTTCATGGCCCCTGATGATTCGTGGACATTCCCAAGGATTTTGTTCAGCTTCCCCATATTTTGAGTCAGGGCCAAAACCCCGGTCCGGGCTTCCATATCAGGAATCAGCTCACGCATCTGATCAATGGTCAAACTTTTTTCACGGATCTTTTCAAGCGTTGGGATAAGACCCGCCCATGTGATTCCAAGCTCCTCAAACTTTTTCTTTGCCTCAGGAGCTGGGGCGGCCATCGCGTTGATCGCCCCTTTTAATGCCGTTGCAGCTTGTGGCGTTCGAATGCCGGATAGTGTCATGGCCGCAATCGCCGCAGAAACATCTTCAAAGGCAACACCGGCAGAACGAGCCGTGGGAAGAACCTCACCCATATGCTGGGCCAGCTCCGGGAATGTGGTGACGCCTTCACGCACTGCAACAAACAGGGTGTCATACACATGGCCCAATTCACCGACACCTTTTCCATAGGCATTCAGAACGCCCACACCAACGGTTGCCGCTGTCTTTGTGTCGGTTATTCCGGCAATGGCAGCATTAGCCGCCTGTTCCAGCACCCGCGTGGAGTCCTCAAGAGCAACGCCGGACGAAACAATATCGTATTCAGCCGCCGCCAGTTCAGACGCCGTCTGGGGAATTTTCGTTGAAAGATTAAGGATCTCATTGGACAAAGCTTTGTGGGCTTCGGCACTCTGGCCCACCACCGTGTTCACCGCCGCCATTTTCTGGGTGTATTCGCTGTAAGCCCCAAACGACTTCAGCGCCGCGTATCCTGCTCCGGCCAACCCAATCCACCCGGCCTTTGCATCCGTAATGGATTTTCCCCACCCGTTTGTTGATTCGGTAAGCTCCGCCGTTTTCTGTTTGAGTTGTGTCTGGGCTTTGTAAATCTCTTTGGCACTGAGCTGACCGGAATTTTTCAACGTATCATAGGCGTCATGAAGCCGTTTGATTTCAGCCTGGACATCTTTGTAGGGACGGACATCCAGAAGCCCGCGAGCGTTGTTCATCTGCTCAGCCTTGGACATCACCCCGACCCAACTGTTTGTTTCACGAACAAGGGCGGCTGTCTTATCCTTAAGGACTGTTTTGGCCTGTGCGAGTTCCGTGTCTGTCAGCTTTCCGGATTCTTTCAGATATCTATAGGCGTTCCTGAGCTGTTCCATTTCAGCCCGGACATCTTTGTAAGGACGGACATCAAGCAAACCTTTTGCCGTATCCGCTTTAAGCGTATTGGATATGGATGTTTTAAGCTGGTCGGATGATAACGATAGGCGATCCATCTCTCCGTCAAGGTTTTTAACATCAATACCCATCCCTGAAAGGGCCATACCGGCGTTTTTATAGGATGCCACGCTGTTCTGATGAGCCGAAGCAAGCTTAACAACACGGGATTCAGCCTGTTCAAACTGCCTGGTCAATGCCTTTGTCGGCTTTTCAGCGTTCGCCATTTCATCTGCAAGCCGCTCAACATCCATCTGAGCGTCGATATACTTCTGACGGCTGTAGGCGATCTGATCACCCAGCTTTTTGAACGATGTGATTTTCCCTATGGCGTCAAGGTCTTGACCCAGTTTTTTGACATCATCATCACCGGATGTCTTGACAGCCACCTTGATTTCGTACTGGTTAGAACCCATTGACACGCCTTAAATTTAATGTTATTAAACAGTTACGATTAAAATCAATTCTATGACAGGGTGAAACAATGAAAAAAATATCAGCGAATGACGGCTTTCTGTGGTTCATAACAACAGGTTTCCTGATCAGCTTCATAGCCCAGATCTGCCCCCAGCATATGGGTGAGAAGATCCTCCACTATTACGCCGCAACGCTCATAGGCATCTTCGTGTACGGTCTTTTAGGCATCATTCTGTTATCCGTTTTTGGCCTGATTTTCCTGAGAAAGTGAGGCCGCCTCTTCCATGGCCGTCAAAAAAAACCCCCAAGAGTAATCCCACACAGCCCGATGCCCCACCATGATCAACCGACAGACGGCCCTGTCAATCCGCTTTCCATGCCCCTCGCCTGGAGATTTAGCTTTCCCACCTCCGCCAGGCTTCGAAGCATCCTTAAAAAAAAAGCGTTCTTTTCCTTCACGGCCTTAACAACCCCCTGCATCTCTGAAACTGGGATATCCCCATTCAGTTCCTCAAGGGAAAGCCCCGTACTCAGAGACACGGCAAGAGCCGGAACCCCTTCTTCAGGAAACAGGAAGTCAATCGTATGAAGAGAATCCATTTTTTCAAGCCCCTCAAGAACCGCTTTAACCTGCCCCACGGTCAATTCTTTTGCTTCAATATTTTTAACGTCCATACATTTCCTTTTTTCAAACATGTTTTGTGGTGGTCTTACAGCGCCCAAAACGAGCCACACGCCACCGATCATTAATCCAACTGCCCTGAAACCTAATCCAACTGGTCAACCTTAAACGGATGATCATAACCAGACGGTGTGACCAGAGTCCCCTCAAGTGTCAACGCAGAGAAATCATCCGCCAACCAATCCACAGAAGATGTGGGTTTGAGCTGGGCTTCGTAGATTTCAACAAGGTTGTCTTTTCCGTCAACGTAGTTCTGGCCATCCAGAACAAGACGGGCTTTGATGGTCGGCTGGGTCGCGCCTTTGATCCGACTACCCGAAACTGCATTGTGTGTGTAGTCCATCAGAAGGACATTTCCAGGAAGAATTGAACCACCTTCAAGAGGGGCGAGCATCCCTAGGCGATAATGGACATCGAAATCCGTTCCGGCAACCATCTCAATCAGGCCCATATCTACCCAGGTGACCGTCCCATCCGTAACCGTGGTTCCATTGGTAGGAAAGGTGGGAACACTGCTTCCCGTTGTACCGGCCACCGTGCATCTGTAATAATGGCCATTGGGCGTTGCAGGAACAACAAAAGCGCCAAGCGTGTAAGCCGTTGTGGCTGCTCTGTCCGGGGCATCCTCGCCGTCACGCTTCCGGACATCGATACCCGCTTCCGCAAGATTCCGATGAGCAAGGCTCACGTATTTTCCAACAGTAAGAGCCGTGACCACTTCATCGGCCACTGATCCGGAAGATTCGTTGATTTCTGACACATCACCCATGAAGGCCATGGCCAGAACGTTTTTATCCAACTGGTTCAAGTCAACGGAGATGGTGGTCGGCTTGGGCAGCATAGCGGTGGCGATAACCTGTCCGTATGTTCCCCGACCTTTGGAAAGCTGTTCTTTCACCTCACCATCCGGTTTGATTTCAAGTTTCGTGGCATTGCCGACCAGAGATAATCCGGTCCGGGTTCCATCCGCGTTCAATCTGTCAATGTAGAGGGCTCCCGCCCCAAGATAACTCTTACCCATAATAGGTTCTCCTTAAATTCTTGTTTTGATGTTTTGCATTTCAACCGTGATGGTGGTCATGGCCGTGAATACAGGGAACGAGGTCAACGGATCTTCCTCACCTTCCCATGTGATTTTTCCGATGTGTGCTTTCATAAGCGCCCGCTCAGCCAGATCCCGGAGTTGTTGCACCCGGCCAAGCCCCACACTACTTTCCGTTCGAAGGTCATCATCCGTTTCAATCCCGGCATCCGATACCGCAAAACCCACAAGAAACTCATGCCTGATCACCGGCCCAACCATTCCCCCGGCGGACTTGCTCCCGTAAAAGCTGATCAAAGGGAAATCCTCTTCGGAAAGAGGGTTCTCCAGATCCGCAAACCCGCGATACTTTGGCTTTACCCCATAGGCATCCAGACATAGATTCTGAATCCCCTCATCTGTGGCCCAGATGTTCATGATGCGTTTGATGATGTCTGCTGATGTCATTTTTTATTCTTTACTCCTGTCCTGTACCGTTCAATGGCCAGCCAGAATTTATCTTCAAAATGCGGTGTGATCATGCCTTGAACCCGCGCCATAACCGGGTCGAAAATAGGACGTTTCGGGGTATCGAGTGTTTTGGTATCTTTGCGAAGCGGGAAAAAAGTATCACCAGCCGCTTGAGCTTTACTGTTACTAAACCGAGTCCCACCAAAAAACCGCCGCATGGCAGGTGTTACGGCTGTTGATTCACCCTGCTCTGATCGCCTCAAGACTGACATCAGAAACGGGCTGATCGTTGCCGGGGACTCCCGCTCCGACTGAGAAGCACCGCTCCCGTGAGACTTACCAAACCCGATAATCGACGCGTCATCCGTCACACGATACCGCGAGAACTTACCCAGCCAATGCATTGGCCCCGTCGCTTTTTTACTTCGAAACCACTTGGACGCCCCAGTTTTGTATTTCTTGGAAAAAGACCGTGACACAGGATGCAGACCAGCCCAAGACCCACCCCCGCCGCTTTCGACAAAGTCCCGCATCTCACCCCGGACCATGAACCCAACCGACTTCAGCGCCGAACGCTCAGCCCGCTTGAACAGTTCGGAAATCCCCATCACTTCACGGGTAGCTTCGGAAAGCGCCTTTGTATCAACGGATAATTCCATTCTTCCCTCCAAATGCCGCCCGAGGTCGCGTTTTGATTTCCACACGCCTCGACATCCAATTACTCGAAAGTTCCTGACCGATGGTCCAGACAGACCCATCAGCCCGTGTGATTTGACCCTTGGGACGTGCAGGAAAATCCGACACCTTCACCCGCATAAACCCCTGAGCCGATACCACCGCCCTTCCTTCACTCCTGAAATCCTGCCCTTCAGAAATCACCACAATCACCGTGACATCCGGGCCATCATCCGGCGTAAAAACCACTTCCTCAGCAAACTCCGCCGTGTTGAATATCGCAGCAGCATCCAGGGCCATCTGTTCACGAAGGGTCATGGCTATTTCCTGTCCTCTCCACGCCTTGGCTTCGTTTCCCGGCGTTCTCGTCTTTTTCTCCGCTCCCGGTTGATGGCATCCCTGGCCTTAGGCAGATCGTAAATCAGCCGGACAATCACGCTCAAAAAAATCAGAATGACCGTCAATTTTTCGACCAGGGTGCATGACCACTGTACAGCAGTAAGTATTGATCCAATCACAGCAGTTCCATACGTCTTTAGAGAATCCATCATTGAAGAGCCGTCCCCTTCCATATGACACCCGACAGGGCTATCAGGTTGTGATGTTGCTGAACAAATAACAACAAGACGCCGCGATATTACTCAACACAGCCCCGTCCTTATCAAAACTCTGAATCAATCGTTCATCCACCGAATGACGAACCCGATAAACATCGGACCGGATCTGTTCTTCACGGTACGTTTCCACAATGGGGTTTTCCGGGCTGTCCGATTCGTAAAGGAACGTCCGCCCAACACAAGGGCCGCTAAGATCCATGCCTGAACCAATCTTAACCAGAGCCGCGTATTCATTGTTCCAGATATCCGTAATAATTCTGGACTGCCCCTTGTTCGCGCTGTCATACACAGAGTTTCCGATAAGAACCCGTGGCACATCAAACACCGCCGCCAATTGGTCAGACGACATTTTATTGATATCCATACCGGGGAATGTGTATTTCAGACGGTCAACTATGTTTGAGCAGTTTTTAAGCCTCTGGAACGTGGAGTAGGCGATAACCAGAGCGTCAGGAAGCATTCCGCACTGATTTCTAAACGCTGATTTTCCATCATTCACATCCGAGATAGGCGTTGCATTGACCAAATCATCCCATTCATTCGTAACCGCGTGAGCCGTGAAATTGCTGGCGTTGAAAAGCTTCGAAGCAATACGTTTTTCCTGTGAGGCCAAAAGAATACGCGCCCCGCGAAGAGCCGCCACGCGATCCGAAGCACCGGGAATCCGCTGATCAAGAAGCTTTCGTTCGCTATCATCAATCGGCTCTTCGTGACCGTATTCTGAACACTGGTATTTCCCCTCTTCGTATTCCAACCCTGACCGGCTGTAGGCAGACCGTTTTGTTCTCCGCGTATCAGGCAACTTCAAAAGCGCCTCGGCAGGGATTACGGGATACGTTGCCCCTTCATAGGAGACAGGAAAAGGTGTAAAGATCTGAGTCCCGATGTATCCTTGCTGGGCACCATCCAGGTACTCCGTCAAAAGCACACCCAGATCAGGTCTGAAAACGGTTGAATTTTGAGTAGGTCTCATGTTTTATATCGTCCTTTCGGCTTATCCGCCGTGTTTAATGGTTACGGCGATTATACCGTTGTTGTCCCGTGTGGGTTGTAGATCAAAACCTCGATGATAGAGCCATCACCCGACGCGGCAGCAAGGGCCTTTCCAACCCGCCTGTATGTTCCAGCCGTGACCGGAAGCGCCCGAATCTTCCCAGCATCAGCAGCGTAAACAGCCGCCCCAGCCGTGATAGCCCCGGCAGCGGTCAATTCAACCGTGCCATTTTTGTTGATCAGATCCACACCAACACGTTCACCCGCGTCACCATAACTGCTGGTCACACCCACGTAATCATCTGTTGAGGTTCCAGTATTGTGAACCACCGTGGCAGCATCGGACAGCTTAACCAGCCTGTTAGCCGAAACACCACCGGTGCCGATATCAAAGGTTTTGGGTCCGTTTACATGTTGCATCAGAAACTCCTTTCAAAACCCTACCGGGCGTTCTGTGATTTAATCCAGGCCATGTGGACATCGGGATGTTTTGCCTGAACAGCCATCATGGCCTCTCCCTTTGACACTTTGGCACTATCCATATGCGCCGTCACAAGAGCATCAAAATCCTGCGCCCCCGCAACCACCCCAGCACCGGCCACACCTCGTGAAACAGGAGCCACGCTTGATGCCTGAAGGGCATCAAGAATCGCCTGCCTGCCAGCCGCATCACCAGCACTTGAAACCTGTGCCGGCACCTGCGCCACCGGTGCAACCGAAAGCGCATCTTTCAGAGCAAGCGCCTGAGCCGGTGTCACACCCGCCTTGGCAATGGCATCAACTTTTGTGAAGACTTCCTCACCGGCCACGATCTTCACAAGACCGAGAACCGACGTCACGGCGGATTTAACCGCCTCATCCCGCCCCGCCTTTTCAGACGCCGCGCCCTCAGCCATGATCATGGCATGGGTTTCAGGATGGTTTGCTTTAAGTGTTGCTGCATCCATGTTTTTTTTCTCCTTTTGGGTAATGGTCGAAATAAATGTGTCAATATCCGGTTCAATCCGGTCAATCAGACCCGCTTCCAAAGCAGGCCCGGCAAGCAGAACTTTAGCTTCAAGCCCTGCGATCTGTTCGGGGTCCATATTTCTATTACCGGAAACAGAATTGACGAAGATGGCATAAAGCCTGTCAATCCGGTCCTGAATATAATCCATTCCATCCTGCGAAAGGGGTTCATCAGAGTTCCCGATGGCCTTGTATTTTCCGGCGGTGATATAGGTATATTTAACGCCTGCCCGCTCGTTAACAGCCGACCAGTCCGAATGCATGGTGACCACACCAATACTCCCGATCATGGCCGTTTCAGGAGCGGCAATCACAGATGCCACAGAAGACAGCCAGTAAGCACCGGACGTCATCTGGCCGTTAACCCAGGCGTAAACCGGTTTGATTCCACTGGCCGTCTTCAGGAAATCCGCGCATTCTTTACACCCGGAAACCGTGCCGCCTGGAGAATTGACGTTCAAAAGAATCGCTGTCACATCGGTCATGGCCAGGGCCTTTTCAACCCGTTGACGAACACCTTTGTATCCGGCGAATTCCGTTCCCGAGAAAAACCCGGTCCATCCGTAATCATTGGCCATAACCCCGTTCACAGGGACAATGGCGATACCATCCACCACGCGAACATCAAACATATCCGGGCTTTGGCTTTCGATTGAGAAACCCGGAATAACACCGTCCTGTGTTGCCGCCATGGCGTGAGACGCCATCATGTTCAACACATCCTGCGTCAAAGCCCAGGCGTGACCGGCATAAGTCACCAGCGGGTTATTCATTATCTGTTTCGTCATCGTCTTCTTCCCCCTGGTCTTTTTTATCCGAAGTATTCCCGCCCGAATTATTCCCGCCCGCCTTCTTCACAGATTCCTTGGCCACAGATGCAGGGGGTGTCACGCCCTTTTCTTTTTCTCTGGCCACTTCACGCCCCCGTTGCTCCAGGTTCGTTTCCCAGTCTCCACCGTTTTCAGCGGCGATCTGTGCAAGGGTCAAAATGTTGTTGTTCTTGGCAAGAATCGCCGCCGTGATTTCTTTCACAGGATCAACACTCCCTTTTTTAGGAGGAATCCATGACGCCCTTGTGTATAAATGCCGGGCCGCGTACCAATCCGGCGAACCGGGAGGAAGGGTGATCATCCCGCGAAGCCATGCTTCTTCAAGCAGCATGTCCCAGCAGGGTTGACAAAAACTCTGAACCAGCCATTTCTGATAAAATCCGAACACGCGCCACGCCTCAAGAAGCGCAGCCCGTGCCGAACTGTAATTTGTTTTTGAAAAATCCTTGGCAATGATCTCATAAGGCATTCCAGCAGCAGCGCCAACCGCTCTCAAAATCCGTTCGACAAACTGATCAAACGAATTTCCGGGCCGATCACTTTTAAGCACATGGGGTTTTTCATTGCTGTTACCGTAAACAACCTGCCCCGGATTAAACTCCTGATACCGATCATCCGTTGCACTTTCTGTTTTCTTCCTGAATCCATCAGCCGTTCCCAGGGGATCCGATGTTTCAATAAACACCGGAAACGAGCTGGCCACGATGGCCCCAATCAGTTCAAACTCCAGATAATCCGAAAGGTCTTTGATAAACTTCATGGCAGGGGCCAAAACAGGAAGCCCCCTTACCTGTTCGTCTTCTTTTTGGATGAATCCATGGAGCATCCCCGGTCTGTGCCCCGTAAATGCGGGGACTTTGGAAAAGCTCGAAGAATCAAGAGAGAATCTGGTGTAAAGGCTGTCTGTTTCAGCCACATGGTAGGTCACGGGACACCCGGCAGAATCAAACAAGATGCCCTCCCGGATCGTTTTTTCAGAGGACTTGTCAGAAGGAGTGAACACACGGGCAGGGTCCACGCATTGAAGAGCCAGAGAAAACACACCGTTCGGCTTATCCACCATCACGGGCTGTCTGAAAAATTCGCCTTTCATCAACATGCTGTAGATTGAAAGATGCTGAATCTGCCAGAAATGAAGCCGGCGCCTGACATCCGCTTCTTTTTCCCAGATCTCAAACGCAAGTTCCGCCTGATCCTGAAAGGTTTTGGATTGTTCTTCCGTCCATCCAAGAGCTTTGGTGCAAGGGTTAGACTGAGGGATAAGCCCCGTTCCAACGATGTTCACCGCCATGCTGTCAATCACCGATGAGGCGTGGGGATCGTTCGCCACCACATCCTGGGACCGTTCGGAGATGGTTTCACGCTCATGGCGTTCGGCGAATCGCTGAACCTTTTGAACCAGCCATTTGCCCATCGGACCTTTGCGAGATCCCGCCGTTCTCTGAACTCCGTAAACCCCGCTTTGTCCTGAAACAGGATTTTTCGTGGGTCTCAGATCAAGATTTTTAATTGCATCCACCGCCATGGTTTAGCCCCTCCCCACATACGCCCGGTTGATCTGCATCCGGGTTCCTGAAACGCTCAAAAGCGCCTGTTTCTGAGTATCCAGCCATTCCAGCGTTTTCCTGATTTCAGGCAGATCAGATCGTGTGAAAGACTGTCCATCAACCGTGTATTCTTTATTAAGCGAAACAGCCTGAAGAGCCGCCTTGTAAGCCGTCATCTGTGTTTCGATTTCTGTAAGGGTGAATATCGCCATGCTGACTCCGGTCTTTTTGGGTTAACTTACGTCCTTGACAAAACAAAATATCAGGGCTGAATTTTTTTGTCATGGACGTCACGGACGTCACGGACATCACGGAAAATTATTTTATAATCCATTGTTTTTACTCATTATAAATTTTTCATTTTTCCACTTTTTTCCATATTTGTTCCTTTAATCATGCACAAATCAAGAATTGTCATGCTTTTTATGAATCATATAAAGGAATATTCTTGTAAAGGAATGAAATTCGGTTAACACGCAGAATCACACTTGAACATAATATCACTTAGTGCTATACATTTTACATGATCATCAAGACAAAAACCTTTGACCGATGGGCAAGAAAAGCGTCATTGACCGATGACTCGATCATAAATGCCGTAGATGAGATGACAAGGGGCCTTGTTGATGCGGAGCTTGGAAGCGGTGTTTTTAAAAAACGGGTGGCGCTTCCAGGAAAAGGAAAAAGCGGTGGCGTTCGGACGTTGCTGGCCACGAATCTTAAAAACAAATGGTTTTTTATCTTCGGATTTGAAAAAAGTGACCGAAGCAATATCTCGGCTAAAGAACTGGAAGTCATCAAATCCATGGCAAACGATCTGCTTTCCATGGACATAGAAAAAATCATAAAAGCAATCACAGATGGATTTCTGACAGAGGTTAAACATGAAAAAGAAAAGTAGACTCCTTGACGAAATGCTTGAAACAGCATCGGATCTACACCGATTAGGGGTTATAGACAAACGGTCCATGGCCAGGTACAACGCCTTGTGTGTCCCACCGGTTCCGGATTATTCACCCGACCAGATAAAATCTCTTCGGGAGCGATACCGTATCAGCCAGGCAGTCATGGCATCCATCCTGAACACCAGCCTTTCAACTGTTCAGAAGTGGGAGATCGGCGAAAAACACCCCGGAGGCCCTTCAAAAAAACTTCTCAATATCCTTGAACGAAAAGGGATCGAGGCCATGGTATAAAAAAAAGACCATTTCGTTGGGGTCAACAAAATGGTCTTTATTCTTTATTTGTATATACAAATTGTGTATAAATAATAATGGTTGAATGGGACGAAACAAAAAGGCTTAAAAACCTTGAAAAACACAAACTTGATTTCATGGACGCCCCGCTTGTCTTTGACGGACGGCCCGCTGTTCATGCATCTTCCCCCAAAGACGGCGAAACGAGATTTGTTTCCGTGGCCATGATTGGGGAAAAGTTTTATGCGGTTGTATGGACGTTCCGATCGGGCAACCGCCGTATCATATCTTTCAGGAGGGCAAGACATGGCGAAGAAAACGCATATAAAACAATTTACGGATAACGAATTGGCCGAGAAGTCAAGACGCGGCGAATCTCTTTCCGATTGGAACAAGGCTATGGCGCTTACAGAAGACGAGCTTGAAGCCGCAATCAAATCCGACCCCGACGAAGCAGACATTACGTTTGACTGGAGTACTGCAACCATTGATTTACCTCAACCCAAAGCCGTTTTGAACATGAGAATCGACAAAGACATTCTTGATTTTTTCCGAAAATCCGGCAGCGGCTACCAAACCCGTATCAATGCCGTTCTTCGAGGGTACGTTGAACAAAAACGCAGCTTTCAGAAAACCGTGAAACGGTAGGTTAAAGACGGAAAAAGGTATCACACCGACTCCATCTGCTCTGCCATAATCCGATCCACATCCCGCCCATAAACACGTAACCCTTTCTTTTCCCCGACCTTGAATGCGGGGAGTTTTCCGCTTGTGATCATGTCGTAAACCTGTGTTTTGCTGCAATTCAGGCGTTCTCTGACGTCACGAACGGTCATAACCGTTTCTGACCCGCTTGTTTTATCAGTATTTTTCGCCCGGTCTTTCCCATATCTCACATAAACCCCTGAATGAGCCATGATTCTCCTTTTTCGTTATCGGTTTGCATACCATGTCGGTCGTGTTCGAACGTCGTTTCGATCCCTGTCTATCCTTGGACGTGGCGCTGTCTTGATCTGTTCGTGTTTCTCGTTTTTCGCAAGGAAGGCAAGACTTGGAGTCCATTCTCCATCGGCACAGGCAGCGGCATAGACTTCACAGTCCAACAGATGGTTATCTTTACGTATTCTTTTCCATTCCGTTGTTCCTTTTCGGCCTTTTCGCAGTTCTTCAGCTAATATCTGGCTTGCATAGTCGATTCCCGTTTCCGAATTCAGCGTAAACCGCTGGCTTTCTCCTTCTTTTCGGCCCATACGCCAGTGAATAACCCCCTTGAATTGCCCTGTATCCAGCAAACGAAGTTCCAAACCCCCGGGCATGGGAAGGTTTTTACCCGGCCATTTGTCGATAATGGACTTTCTAACACGCTGAATCTGGGGACGGCTGGCCCCTTTTAGTCCAAAAACAACGCCTTTCGGGACACTCCGAAGCCATTCATAGGCTTCTTCCGTGCGTGACCAGTCGTCAAAATCCGTTTGACCACCGCCCGTATCGAGTCCAGCGCGCCATATTCCCATGGTTTCTCCACCACCTTCCACGGGATAACGTGTCCCGAAGGCCAGGGTTTCCACATCAGACCAGGTGGACAAGGTTCCATAGTGAACCAGATGGCTTGAAAGATCGCTCATCCAGGCCCGAACCACAAACCAGAACCCATGCTTTTGCATATCTATCCCTGCGGTTAGGGCCACAGTCCCTTTGGGAACAATACCGGACGCCAGAGCCACCTTGAGGGAGAGAATCTTTGTTTCGTCTTTCCGCTCGACCACGTCTTTCCAGGGTTCGGCTTTATGCTGGGTAACAAACGCCTGCATCTTGTGGGGATCCTGCATCCCTTTCAGGAAAGCAGCCGCCACATCGGAAAGGCTGATAAACGGCGAATACCAGGACGGAAGATGAAACGCCACAGACGAAGGCCGGTCAATGTCTTTGTCCGGAACCCATCGTCCGGACTTCACAGCGTCATCACGGTAGGCGTCATTCCAGTCCATTCCGCAGGATGTACATGTATAAAACGCCTGTTTTTTCCGCTGGATGGTCTTGTAATCCCGAAAACCACCCCAATGGATGCTGTCAAACTCCATACGCTGGTGAACGCTACAGAACGGGCATTCGGCGTGGTAGTGGTAGGTAACATCCACATCATCTTCCAGCGCATTTGAAAAGGCGTCCCCTTCCAGGTTTGGCGTGGAAAAATACATGATTTTCTTCGAATGCGGATAGGCGTTTGTCCTGATTTCTGCAAGTGAAAACGGATCTGCTTCACGCCCTGCAAACTCAGGGTACTTTCCAGGCTCATCCATGAACAAATACCGGACAGATTCAGAGGCCATACCCGCAGCGGATGTTGCCCAGGCCATCATGAGATCCATGCCGTTTTTGAATGACATGGCCTTGGTTGACACATCGTCCGCCCGTTCGCTAAGAAGTGCTGAAATTCTGGGTGATGCCTTGAACGATGGCAGGATCTGGCGAAGGCTGATACGCTTTGCCGTCTGTTCGGAACTCATGATGTACATGGCCGGGCCTGGGTCCTGGTCAATGGCGTATTGGAGACAGTTGAGCGCAACCTGTGTCTTTCCGGTTTGTGGCGCAAAACACAGGTAGATCTTCTTCACCCACGGCAGATTCCAGGTGTCCATGGGCTGAACAAGATACGGAGTCAAATCGTTTGACCATCTGCCCACCGCTGGCCCTTTGGCCACATGTCTGTGCCTTGCAGACCATTCGGAAACCAGAATGTTATCTTTCGGTTTGAACACCAGGCGTTCATGGTGTGAAAAGATGATTTCTTTCTGAAGCTTATTCATCAGAAATTCGGTCTCTTGGGATTCAGACAGTCTCATTGTGTTCACCCCCGTCATTCAATCCGGATGCTGGAACCTTCCAAACCTTGTTCTCGGCATATCTCCCAAGAAACACCTCCAAGCGTTTAAGTTGCACATCGATCACGTCAGGTGTTTTAGCCAGATCACCGCCACACGCCTGAATCAAGGCGCCAGCTCCTGAACGGATCATGTTCTCAAGATCGTTTTTCAGGATCGCAGCCCTTGCCGCCATCTCCCCGAAGAACAATTCTTTTTCGATATACCGACCTGTTTCAACCTTCGTCTTGAGTTCCCAGTGTTCAGCCTGGGCCTTTGATTTCTGGGTGTCCGCCGTCATCTTCTCACGCTGAAGAAGATCAAGATCATCGGAAAATCCCTCTGCAAAGTTCCCGGATTCGAGTTTCAAATACAGCGAAGCGTACCGATCAACGTCCTTGGCCTTGAATTCCCCATCACGCTTGACGATAAATCCATCCTTCACATGGTTGTAAACAGACGATTTTCCACACTTAAACCCCTTACCCTGCAAATATTCAACAACCTCAAGCACGTTTTTCACTTGCAAATCTCCCTTAGCTTCTTTCGCCATTCCCAAACCGTGGTCTTATCAAGATCAAGAGCCTTGGCGATCCTGATATCCGAGAACCCCTCGTAGATCATCCAGAGCATCATGAACAATGCCCTCAAATCCATGTGAACACTCGGAAGCCATGTCCCCGTAAACCCCGAAAACTGCTTTCCGCACCCAAGACAACTCACCCGATTCCCAGCCAATATCCGATCAACCTTCCGTTCATCCTCCACAGCAACCCCACACCTCGGACACCCAAACCCATCTGGATGAAGCACATTCAAAACCCACGCCCGGCAAACCCCAAGGTCCAGGAATTCCACCCCAAAGGCAGAACAAACCACATCCCGACAAAAACCACCATAACCATCAGTTTTTCCAACATGTTCCAATTTTCCACCCCAAAAAAAAATTCCAACTCAGTGACCCCGGGCGGTTTTCCGACC